CCCATGATGTAGCCAGTGAACCATGCTGCCGTGAGAAGTAAGACTATGGCAGGTGCGATGAGGTCGTTCATTTATCACCAAGGATTTTGAAGTCGCCTTTGTAGACGAGCCGATAGCGAACGCATCCGCCAACTGTTTCGAGCTTACTCATGAAGAACACCTCGCCGCCCTTGCTGTGAATCTCTTCAAAGCGCAGGTCCATGAGGATGTCCCAAACGATGACCGAGTGGAATCGCGGCTTCGGAGCGCTTCTCTTAAGCCATCCGATCACCACAGCCTCCGAACCTTGAGCTTCTGTCGATCTTGCGCGCGCCGCTGAGCCCTTGTCGTCGCGTGTTTGTTCATACGCTTCGATACTCGTTCACGCATTGCTAGGAAATGCTCCTCGCAGAATTGCCCACCCTCTGAGCCATCAGGCGCCTCGACCGGAATCTCGCACACTGCGCACTTGGTTTGTGTCATGTGAACCACTCCCAGATTGGATGAACGAGCGGAAGAGATGCGATAAGAAACGTCGCGTGAAGCGCTTGGTCGGCGCCGATCACGACGAAAAAGTTATGACGATCGCCCTTTTTCCAGAGATACGACGTGAGCCTAGACGTTATGAAGTCGACCCAGAAATGAGCGATGGCATTGAAGAGCGCAAACTTCCATCCGAGCAAGAGCATGACAGACGAGTAAGCGCCTATGTGCGAAAGGAGCCACTTATTCGAGGTGCTCTTGTTCGTTGCCATCTTGTCGGTCTGAAGCATGAAGTCGGCGATGAAGTGGAGCCAGATTACGAGATAGATCACTTCTTTATTCCTTTCAGCATTTCATGACGTGTTTGATAGCCGTCGACACGGTCCGCAGGGATTCGGCCAGTGAGCTTGATGAATTTCGCGAGCGCCTTCGCTTCGTCTTTCATGACGGCCTTCGCGGCAGCAGCTAAGCGCTTATCAGCCCATCCAGCCACCTGAGCCTCCATAGTTTGCAAACTCATCAACGACCTTCGGCTTCACCTTCGGGAACTTCGCATCCAAGACTGGATCAAGAATCCTCGCCCTGCAATCGAGCATGTCATCATGTGTGCCGACCGGAAACGACATGTATTCGTCATCGATAAATGATCTGACGTAATCGACTCTCCGCCCCTCGTAATTCACGAACGACAATTGCTCAGGCATCCAGAATCTATGCTGCTCATAGATCGGAACGAGCTTCTGGATTCGATCCTCTTTCGCCAATGCCCCGCCGAGCTCGGTGATGTTGAATCGGTAGTTCTCTTGCTCCATCACGTACTTGATATGCTCAACGTCACTTTGCATCCCGTAGCGCTCATAGCCCACGTTTAAAGGCTGATGCTGGCGGTGGAGATCGAAGAGTTTCTTGCATCTTTGCGTTAGGTTCAGACGATCGCGGACAGCGTCGATCAGGTAGTAATTCCCGTCAGGCGCAAGCCCGATCACTTCCATCACGGTGTAATCGGACGTTGATTTCTTCTGTGATGCTGGATCGCAAACGATGTACTTGTTCCACGTCCTCGTATCGCCGAGCGTCTTATAGAACTTCAGCCACTCTTCTTTGAAGCCCATCGACTTATCAGCCACGGGATCTTGGAGCATTTGCGTGCCGAAAGTATAAGGCCCCATGTCTCTGCGTTTCTTTTGCAGAGTCTCGAGCGAGAGAAACACAGGTGTGCCGTCCATCTTGCCGTTATCGGTCGCAGCATGAATCCTCGGCTTCACCGAGCCTCGATCCATCATCGTTCGATACGTGTCGTTGGCGTGATAGCGCGTGCCGATGTATCTCGAGCGGCCACCTTCAGCGCCAAGGTTCGTCGAGAGCTCCCAACTTTGCGTGACCTTCTTGATCTGCTCTGGTGTCGAGACAGATTCTTTGGTCACGACGTCATCGTAGACGAGCAAAGAGAAATGCTTGCCCGTCGGCTGGCCATCGACGACACCCCACGCCTCGACTGACGCCTCTTTCGGGTTGGATTTGCGCTTAAGGATGATCCCGCCGTCGAGTGACCACTTGGCCGATTCACCCTCGGGATTCTGATAGAGCACATCAGGGAAGAGCGTTTTAAGAAACGTGTTCGTTTCAAACTCTCGCTTGATCTGATCTAGGAAGCCCTTAGCGTTGGGACGCGTGTGAGAGAAAATGCCGATCGTCACTTCTGGATCGACCAAGAGATCTTGAATGGATTTCCCGAACGTGATGATCGTCGACTTGTAATGCTCCCTGGCCCAGAGATCCAAGTGGCCATCTGCTGACGCCTCGACCTCACGACAGCGCGCATAGAGCCAATCGCGGTCGATGTCCTTACGCTTGCACGCGACGGTCAGAAGGAAGAACAGGTCTTGCCTGCACAACTCGCGCAAAGCCTCGGTGTCGCTGTCCTCGAGGACTCGGACATAGAGATCGTTCGCTTGCTCGCGAGTCAGGCCGGCGCAGAGACTCACTCAGTTTCGCCTTTGATCTGTTTGATTCTGTCGCGCACGTCAATCGCTGCGACCGTGATGCCGCCTGTGTGATTCACTTCCGCGACAGACTCTTGCTTGTCACTCTGGCCTAGGTACTGTTTCCCGAGCCAAATCTGCATCGTGACGTTGCCCTTTTCGGCAATCTCGAACTGCTGACGACGAAGCGAGACCTTGCGCTTAGCTGAGTATCGTTTGAACACCTCTTGAAACGTCTCGCCGTAAGTGTCATGGCAGAACCTCAAGATGGTGTCCGGCGAGCACTCGAAAAAACCCGCGATCTCGTCTTGCGTGGCACACATGGCGCAAAGCTTTTCGAAGTTCGCGCGGTCGATCTCGATTGGCGGACGGCCCTCGGGGTTAGCCATTCAGGAGCTCGGCTTTCTTGCCTGAGTATTTTTCGAAGCGGCTGATTATGACGTCGCAATACTTCGGGTCGAGCTCCATCGAGTAGTTCTTTCGGCCAGTTTTCTCACACGCGATGAGCGTGGAGCCGGAGCCGCCGAATAGATCGAGAACCAGCCCCTTCACGCCGTAGGTGCCTAAGATTTCTTCGATGAGGCCCACTGGCTTTTCGCAGGAGTGAATTGTGGCGTGAACCTTTGCGTGTTCCCAAACGTCTGCCGGTGCCTTGTCAGGCTTCGGCGGGTCGCCCTTAAGACAAAGAAAGAACGGCTCGTATTTCGGGCGCGAGTAATACCCGATCCCGAAGTTGTTTTTCACCCATACCGGCATAGCTTTGATTGTGTAGAAGTCCCGTAAGACCGGCGCAAACTGATCGATCGTGGACCATCCGGACCAAACGAAGGCGAACGAATCCGACTTCGTGACCGCAGAAAAGCAACCGAAAACCGAGCGCAGGAAGTCGCCAAACGCGGCCGGATCCATTTGGTCATTCAGAATTTCATCGTGGGTTCCGCGCGGCGGCTTGAATCCGATGTTGTATGGCGGATCAGTGAAAACGCCATCGGCCTTCGCGCCAGCCATCAGCTTCTCCACGTCATCAATCGATGTCGAATCCCCGCACATCAGCCGATGCCGTCCGAGCTGGTAAATGTCGCCGAGTTTCGTTCGAGGCTCGACGTGCTCAGGCATCGCATCGGGATCGCCTTCAGGGATTTGCTCAATCTCTGCAATTTCGAAATCAGGAATACCCAAGAGCTCTAAGTCAAAATCATCCGGCATCTCGAGTGCGAGATCATTCACGAGAACGCGATCAGTCTCAGCGAGTTCGGCAATCGTATTGTCGGAGACGAGAAACGCGACCTCCGCCGCCTCGTTCTCAAACTCCTGCTCATCGACAGGCGCTTCGGTCCATCCATTCAGCTTCGCCGCAGCCAATCGACCGTGACCGGCGACGATGAAGCCAGAGCGTTTCGACACCACGATCGGATGACGCCAGCCCTGAAACTTCATGATCTTCGCGAGTAGCTGGATCTGCTGGTCAGAGTGCTTGTTCGCATTCTTGGGGTTTGGAACGAGAGAGACGAGATCGGCCATTCGAGCGTGAGCGCATTCGACTTTCATGGCTTCAGTCTCAACTTTGTTAAGCTTAAATATAGTTTAATCTATAC